CGTCTTTCTCCGACTGAACTTTCTTCAGGATCTCCTGAATTGCGCCGATGGACTTGCCGGTATCCGCCACTCCTTTTCCAAGCAGTTCCGTCCCCGCCGCACCGGCCCGGAGTCCTTCGGAAAAATCCAGCGGCTTCACCTGATACGGGATCCCGTTCCCGCCCTGCGGCGCCACCTGCCGTTTGTATTGCTCAACTTTCATAGATCCACCCCGTATGCATGATTTCCGCCGACGCCGAATGAAACACTGTCCTTGAGAGAATTCCGGGCGCTTTCCGTTCCCATGAGGAGCCCGCCGTCAGCGGTCTTCTCCCAGCCGGAATCGCTTCCCCATTTCCCGTATGCTCCCGCCGCCGCTCCCGCCGCGGCGCTTCCGATCTGCCCGACCGACGTAAGCGCCGCGCTCCAGACGGACGCCGTTCCCGCCTTGCGGTATTGTTTCGCCTGATAATCATATCCCCGCGCGTTGTTCTCATGCGATACCGAAAGCAGATGCCCCTGATACCGGGCGTTCTGCATTTCGTTCTGAGCATTGATGCGCGAATTCTGCAGATCCAGTTCCATATCCATCGCATTGCCGATCTCCACCAGCAGCGGCGTACCGGAATAATCCAGCCCGCCCGCTCCGATCCGCGCCCGGTTCTGAGCAAGGAGCGAACGGTTCCGTTCCCGTTGGATCCGTTCTTCCGCCGCCTGCTTCTGCTCGATCTGTTTCGCCTGCTGCTCCGAGGCGGCGCGTGCGCGTTCCGCATTCGCGCGTTCCTGCTCCGCCATCGCCTCCGCGTTCTTCGCCTGCGCCTTGTTCTGCTGATACCCGATCACCCCGCTCGTGATCGCGGACGCCACGGATACCGCCACGGATACCGCCGTTGAAATCGCTGTTGACGTTAAAATCGCCATTTACCGCTCCTTTCCACAATTCGTAATTCGTAATTCATAATTCGTAATTACTCCCCCCTCAATTCGTAATTCGTAATTCATAATTCGTAATTAAAAAAGGTACCGATACTTATGTTCCACCATTCTGTCCCCGCTGACAAACCCCTGACGGTCGAAAATCCGGTTGATTCCCCGGTTTCCGGTCGTGGTCAGAAGATGCCGCGCCCCGTTTCTCCGCGCATAATCGGCTGCTTCCCGGATCCCGAACGCGATCGAATTGGCGGATTCCTCCAGCGTATTGCACGGATTCGTCGCGATCCACCCGATGTAAGCGACCGGACTTGTCTTCTCGAAATACACAACGACCGCGCAAAGCCTCTTTCCGCCCTCCCCGGTTACGGTCAGTCCCGTCTCCGGAAGCAAGTCGACAGGGAATTCCAGCCCGTTCCCCATCCTCCGGCTGATCCAATCCCGGATTTCCTGTCTGTTCCTGCTTATTCCTTCTTCTGTCTTCATTTCAGTTCCCCGCAAGTTCCTGATTATGCACGATCCCCAGCACGGTAAGCGGAAGCGGACGGTCCTGCTCGATCACCAGCCGTTCCTCTTCCGGGTAAACAGTCGGCAGAACAAGCTCATACTGTCCCGTCTGAAGCGGCGGAGGCGCATCCATCGGATGATAACTCTTCCGCTGGTCGATCCCCGAAAGTCCCCCGCCGATCGTTCCCGCCCGGCCGCCGAGCGAACGGTCGTAGATCAGCGTCGCTTTCGTCATCTTCTTCATCATCCCGTGACTGGTCCCGCTCTGTCCCATGAAATCCAGCGGAAGACTCTCCCACCGCGACGTATACGGAAGACCGACAAGGATCTTCCGCCCCGCCGGAACCGCAACCGCGCCATCTCTCACCGTCAGATTCTCGATCGTTTTCCCGTCGACGACCGCCGAAACCGTCCGTCCCTCCAGATGCGGAAGCCCGGTTGCCGACCGCTTCGCGCAATCCAGAAAAACCGAGTCCTCCGGCGCATCGCACTCACGCTCGAAAAACCGCTCGATAAACCGTTTCTCACCGCGCTTCACGACCGCCCACAGCTCGCTCCCCGATTCAGTCGGGACCGTGGCGATGGACTCGAATGCCCCGTCCGTTACAACGCGGAACCACGCCGTCACATTCTGCAGCCGTTCATAAGTGAAACCCGCAAGCTGACCGTCCGGACGCACAAAGTACAGCGCCGGGAACGGCAGCGGCTTGAAGCACACTTCCAAAGCCCCGCCGCGCAGGATATGTTCCGCAAGCACCGACATGTCCGGTGCCATGTAGCCGTCTTTCGCATAATCGTAGGAAAATTCCCGGAAATGCTCCCCGCCGCGCTGCAGGAAAACCACGCAGTCCTGAACCAGGATCGCCGGAAGAGTCCCCGAACCGTAAGCCGTCTTCTCCGTATATTTCCGGTTGTCCGGACTCAGCGGTTCATCCGGATCGACCGCGCAAAGAAGCCCCTCCGCTCCCTGCGTCCCGATGATGATCTCATCCCGCGGAAGCATCCACGAGATCGCATTCACCTCGTTCGTGTGAAGCGTGAACACCATCGCTTCATCGGCGTCCGTCCCCGCCTCGAAATTGTGATAATCTCCCGTCCGGGAAAACCACACCGTCTGCGGCTGTTTCTTCGACCCCGCAAAAACCAGACGGTCCTCAAAAAAACAGATGCTCGACGGATAACCGTATTTTCCGTTCCAGGCGCCTTCCGCCCAGTCCGCCGTCGCCGTTGTATCGCCCAGCTCCTCAATGACCGTGCCCGTCGCCGTGGAACTCTTCCCGTTCGTCGGATTCAGCTTCACGATCCCGTGGATCCAGTACTTCTCAACCGTCAGAACCGCGTTGCACTTGTAGATCACGCCGCTGTCCGGTTCCCGCCAATCCTCCATGAAAAGTTTGTACAACACATTTTCCCGGTCCTCAATTCCCTCCGAATCGATGTTGCTGCTCTGATCGCTCGCCCAGACGCGGTAGTCGATCCAGCTGGAACCGTTGTCGAAACTCCGTTTCAATTTCACCGTCCCGCACCAGCCGCCCGTGCTTTTCAGAGTCCAGCTTCCTTTGACCGCCAGCGTCTCACTCTCCGTTGTCGCACAGTTCCCGTCCGGCTTCTCCTTGCTCTCGAACACATGGTTGAGTGTCGACGCCTTGTTCGGATGCGTCACCTGCCACAGCATTCCTCCTGCCGGAACGTCGAAAACAGCCTCTGTCGCCGTCAGCGTGATCTCGCCGGTTCTGCCGGACGCCGCAACGGTCACCTCGCCCGCATTCTCGTCCAGAAACGGTCCGCCCTGAAATGCGATCACCTCATACCGCCAGTCGGTCTCCCCGTATCGGCACAGTCGCGCCGGAGGATGATCCGGATGGACCAGATACAGCACGTCCGCGCTCTGCACCCAGCGGATCTTCCGCAGCGTCTCATCGGAATAAGGAACGCTGACTTCGGCGGACATTGCCGGAGTTCCGCGGTTCCACACCCTCACAGTTCCGTTCCCGAACTCCAGAATATAACTCTGTTCCACGTTGAACACGAACGGGATCAGACGCACATTCTGCGCAGAGTTTTTCACCTCGGCAATGAATTCCGTTCCCGCGCGGTTGCGCATTCCGCCTTGCGGCAGGACCTCGAAATTCTCCATCCGCAGCGCACCCGACGCATACTTTTCCAGATCGCACCGGCACCGCAGAAGCGGCGAAATCTCCCCCGCATTGAAATTGATGATCGTTCCCATAAGCTCTCCTTACCGTCCGAACCGTCCGAAATTCCAAACCTCATCACAGATTCTCTTCCCAGCGCGGATTGCCGCGGTAATTGAACCGCTGCATCGCATCCGCTGTCCTGGCATTCGGCAAAGCTGTCGAATAAAGCTCCTGAAGAAAATTCTGCGAAAGCCCCGGATTGTTCGAAATCGCCGACGCCACTTTCGCCGTCAGATTCAGCATCACGCAGTTCGCTACATGCGGCGGCAGCTCCGATACATCCGACAGCCTCCGTACATAAACAAGATTCACCCGCTCAAGATTGCTGAGCAGACGCCCCGATTCCAGCGCAAACGGCGCATCCTCTTTTTCCATCGAAACGATGTGGAGAAAATCGGACGGCAGCGCATACGCATAACGGAAACCGAAGGCGGGCGCCTCCGACAACTTTGCCAAAGACGCCCGCTTGAGAGAGCAGCCGAAACTGCCCATATCCAGCACCTCTTCCAGAGCGGAATCGAAAAACTGATTGCAGAACACGGCTTCCTGACGCTCATCGTCCGGACCCGTCAGCGGTCTGATCCCAAGCCTTCCGAGCGCCTGATTGAACAGTTCGGCTTTGCTCCTCATCTCCGCTTCTCCCTCAGGTCAGAGCCGCATAAACGATTCCGAATACGACTTCCGTTTCAGCCGCGATCGTTCCCTCTCCGCTCAGCTTCGCCGTGATCACCGTATCTTCCGCAAGAAGACCGGCGTCCGGTTCAGATGCCGTAAAAGAAACCGATGCCGCGAACGCCGTCGCAGACGTAAATCCCGCCAGTTCAACGCTGACGTTCGACTGCGCGGCCGCCGCTCCCGCATAGCAAAGCTGCGGGATCAGCTTGTAACCGCGCGGAAGACGCATCAGCTGTACCGTGTCGCCGGTTGCAGTCGCCTTGTCGAATTTCACGCGGCATACATTCAGGTGAAGGTGTCCGCCATGCTGAACCGAATTCAGCAGACGCGCAGGTTTTCCCTGTTCCGTCAGGATCGCATCAGAAATAAAAACACTCATGAAAAATTCCTCCTTGTTCGTTTCTGTTCCTGTTTATACCGTTTCGTCGCACGGGATTTCATAAACGCCCTGATCATAAAGACGCAGCGCGGCAAGGTCGATCTGGACTTCGACCCCCTTGGCGAAATGTTTCTGCGGGATCTTCCCGGCTTCCACGCTGATCCCCTTGCGCAGACCGAAGACCATGCTGTTGCGCGTGTACGCAAAACAGCTGCGGATATTCTCATCCACCGGCAGAAGCTCAAGGCGGATGAAGCGGAATCCGAGGAACTCGTTGATCTTTCCTTCCACCAGCGCCTGGACCGTGTTGTAGTCACGGTTCGTGATCTCCGTCGTATCAAGAAGATTCTGAAGCTGTTTCGCGCTGATGAGGAAATAGCGCGGATCGGTTTCGTCGATTTCCGCACAGTCCATCCGGTACTTGACCTCTTTCAGCTTCCGGAGATTCAGACCTGTATTGCTGGAATTGTTGCTGCCGAGCGTCACACTCAGCGTATGATCCGCCGGAAAACTCAGGATCTGATCCTTGTCATGCCCCGCGATCACCGGAGCCTTGAACGCCTTGATGATCGTCCGGTCTTTCAGACGCCGCGCCGCCGCCACGGATTCCTGCGTCATGTCGGAAGACGGATCCGTGAACGACTTCTCCACGTTCTTCGGATCAACGAGGAATGCATCGTAATACGGCTTGGAATACGCCCAGCGCACTTCATGTTCGGAATCGGTCCATTCCGTATCGCCGAGTGCGTTTTCCAGCGGCTTCATCTCGCGCTGGCCGATGTAATTGAAACGGCGGGCCTCCTCTCTGCTGCAGTTCATGCAGCACGTTCTGTTCATAGGTGTCGATCCACCATTGTTCGATACCGTCATTGCGGTCGGTAACCGGCATAAAATACCTCCTTTTTGTGTGTTGTTGTGAAAAAATCTGCTGTTCGGCAGGATTGTCCATCAAACAAACACGCTGGAGGCCGGCCCCATTCATAATTCAAATTCGAATTACTCCGGGGGGTATGGGGAACCATCCCCATCCTCAATTCGTAATTCGGAATTCATAATTCGTAATTAAAAAAAAGGTTCCGGTTGTCTTTTGCTGTGCCGTTTCCGGGTCCGCTTGAATGAGCACGGGGCAACCGGACGCGGGAAGGGTTGTTGACACCCGGCTGCCCCTGTGCCGTCACCCGTAATCGCACTTTCTTTTTTTTCAAGCGGTCAAAAGAAAAAAAACAGAAAAAATTTGACTTTCACTCTTTTATATATACAGTATCAACAGAAACGGAAAGGAGAACGGATATGCAAACGGTCAATGGAAAAGAACCGGAACGGACAATGGATCAGTTCTGTCAGGATCACGCCCCGGCTGCATTGAACAGTTGCGGATCTCTTCAGGAAACTGAATTTCTGCTGCGCAGCCCGAACAACGCGAAACGTCTGATGCGCGCCATTGAAGCAGACAAAAAGGGACTGGGCAGATGTATGACGGTGGATGAACTGGAAAAGTGACAGCGGAGAGCTGTCACTGCCGGATCGTCAGGAATGCGATGCCATGTATTCGAGCGTGGAAGAAATCATCAGCTCCGAACGGGATATATGATGACGTCTGGCATAATCGTCGATCCGGGCAAAAAGATTGCCTTTCCCCGTAATATTGATCCGTTCCGTTTTCGATGGCGGATAAACGGTGACTGGAACAAGACAAAGCGGCTCGCCGATGGACAGATCCAGTTTCGACCGGATTTCCGAAGCCGATGTCGGCTCCGGGATCGCCTTTCCTCGCTCCGCTTTATCCGCAATCACATCATCAAGAAAGCGGGAACTCTCCAGAATACACTCCTCAAAATCCCGACCGAAATCCGCCGCCAGTTCCGGAAAATCGGGAAATTTCGCCATGAAACACCCCTTCTCATCCGGATACACCGCAATCAGATAGACTTTTCTGGTCCTGCTCATAGAACATCTCCTTTCTTATGATGAAAAAGACCGCCGGGATCGCCCGGCGGGGTCCTTCTACTTTAGACCGGCTTTTTTCAGCGTATCTTCCGCAGTCCCTTTCGGGACTTCGGCATTGCCGTGATAGTGAAGGATCAGCTCCTCTCCGTTTTTCTCGAAGATACGCAAAGAACTCTTCCCTGTCCGTTTCAGCCTCCAGCCGCCTTTCTTCAGCAGTCGGACCAGTTCGTTAAACCGCATGGTGGTACCTCCCATTCCGTTTAACCACATCAATATACATCATTTCTGATGTATAATCAAGCAAAATCAGAAAAAAAAGAGAAAATGTAATAATATCACTTGAAATCCCTGCATAAAGTGATATTTTATCACATACACAAAAGAGAGAACAGAAAGTGTATATTATGTTGGCTCTCGTGAAAATGCCCCATACTGAAATTATACTGAACGGAACCGGGGTATCCGAAATCATTGATTTGCTGAAAACCCGTTTCGCCGTCCAGATCTTTTCCGCCGATGAAGAAAACGATCTCGTCAATATCAACGATACAAGCTGGTGGAAAAACAACAGGCACCGTGTCCTTGCAGGAGCAAGAAGGAAAGCCGGACTCACTCAGAAACAGCTTGCCGACGCGGTCGGGATCCGTCAGTCTGTTTTAAGCGAATACGAACAGGGAAAAAGAAAGATCACTCCGGCAGTGGCGGAAAAACTTGCAGCCGCCTTGAACACCTGGCCGGAAAAATTCCTCGGTCAGGTATGAAACGATGCGGCGCCCTGCTCTCTCCGGCAGGACGCCGCCTGATCTCTCTTATCTTCTCCCCCTCATCGCGGTTCTCTTCTGCATCAGCATCCGGTATTCCGTCATGATCCGGTCATGATCCTGATTCATCTCGTTGGAGAACGCGGGATTGGCGCGCAGCACCGCGATCCGGTCCTCAAGATCGGATACCGTGCCGGTCTCCGGCCCCTGCGGAAGCGAATCCCCCAGCACCTTGTCGGAAAAACGGTTCAGAAGCTGAAGCACCTGCACATTGTTCTTCAGTTTGTCCCGGTCAATCGTCCGCTCCGGATCGATAATGCCAAGCGTCTGCTCCGCACGCTCCACTCGAAGCTGGAGATCCTGCCCCCATAAACCGCGCAGTTCGGACAGCACCGCTCCTTTCTGCGCTTCCTCCTGCTGACGCCGCATCCTGACCCCCTCCGACAGCTGGCGGTCATATTCGCCGATCAGCGCCGAAACCTGCTTCTGGCTCAATCCCGCCTTGTGCGCGACCGCAAGAAAAGCCCTGGTCCCCTCCTCGTCGATCAGCTCCGGCGGCAGCTCCTCCGCACGCTTGATCTCATACTTGTCCGCGCTTGACGGCCTCCCCAGACGGTCGAACAGCGTTCCCCATTCCTCCTCTGATGAATTCTCGTCCGGCATCCCGACCGTTTTCCTGCCGACCAGTTTTTCCATGCTGAGATACGACTTCGCCAGCTCCGCCGCCGATTTGAATTTGCCGAGCGACTCATTTCCCCGCAGCTCTTCCGGCAGCGCACCTTTCCAGTCTCCGCCAGTTCCCGTATCAGGATCAGCCTGTTCCGTCTGCGCTCCGGCAGCTTCCGCGCCCGGACTCTCCATCTCCGTATTCTCGATTCGCTCTAAAAGCTCCTCCATCTTATTCCTCCTTCTTCATTCGTAATTCATAATTCGTAATTACTCCGGGGGTATGGGGAACCATCCCCATCCTCAATTCGTAATTCGTAATTCATAATTCATAATTTACTTTCTCAGCACATTCCGCCGGATATCGTCATGATTCCGGATCCACTCCTGAACTTCCGGCGTCCGGTCTCCGTAGAAATTGCTGAACGGAGGACACGGATCGGACGTGTACTCCTGCATCGCCGCGACCAGCTCCCGCACGGTCCGGACAGGTTTCGATTCCGGATGCGGCTCCTGCTGTTCACGCTGCACCCCGTCCCACTGTTCGCCGAGAAAATCCCGCACCGCTTTTCCCGCCGGAAGACGGTAATCCTCGAAGCCCTCCATCATCGTCATCACACCCTCTCCTGTAAACTCTGCGATCTTCATGCCGTCGCGGTGCACTTCATGATCTTTGATCTCATACGCCATGATACTCTTTTCCTTTCTGTTTCATCTTCTCATTTTTCTCGACTTCATCCCAGTCGATCTTCATTGCCACGATCTCCCGGATCAGCTTGCCCGCCTGCTGGATCCCGCACCGGAATTCCGTGAGCTCCCGGTGTCCCGGAACATACGCGATCTCACCGCGCAGACAGATCTTGTCGATCACCGCCAGTGCCGCCTCTCCTTCCCGGCTCTTCCCAAGCCGTTGAAGTTCAACGATCCCCACCCTGTCTTTGGTTCCGAATTGCATCTTCTCCTCCTTATCCGTAATTCGTAATTACTCCGGGGGTATGGGGAACCATCCCCATCCTCAATTCGTAATTCGTAATTCATAATTCGTAATTACTCC